TTTCGTTTTTTTGAAATAATAAAAGATTCATTATTCAACAGCGTTTGATTATGATAGGCATAGTCGAATACTGCTATCTCTGTTCCCATCACTGACATTTGATTTGTATGAAATGCTATTTTCATAAATTTATTTTTTACAATATCCGCCAGGCGTATTAATTAATTTTAAGTTATAAGAATTTATCATATAAGGAATACTATTTTTTTCTATCCACCATTTTACAATTGAATGTCCCGAAAATATAACATTATCTTTGATACATTCGGACATTCGGGGGTATAATTCACCCATTGCCATTATATAATTTGTTGGTCCAATAAATAAAATATCAGCAAAACCATCATGAGATGTATAAGCATTAGATAATGTCATGACATCCATATTAATATTATTAGAAAGAAGTAAATTAACATCGGGCCTTGTTAAAATAAGAAAATCATATATATAATTTTCTTTAATATAGTTTAAAATTTTCCATCGTTTATACCATTGTGATATAATATTTGGTACTCTAACATATTCTATTTTTGATGTTTCATATATTAATGATTCATTTAAAATTTTGTCTTTATAATTTTCATAAATATCTATGTTAACGTATTTTAAGTTTTTTATATTTTTAACATCATCTTGAGTAACATCATCAGATATATCTTCAAATCCAAGATCATTTTTTTTTCCAAAATCTTTATCTGTCCAAAATCCCAATTTTTCCCAAGTTTCTATAAAAACATCTGCATTATAATCATCTGCTATTTGATTAAATTCATTAACGTTATTTTCAAATGTTCTTAAATGCCCAGATAATATTAATGCAGTTTTCATCTTATTAAATTATAATTAAATCTTGAATCTTGAATAACGTCATCAATAGCATTATTAAAAAGTAGAAAAAACGAAATATATTCTTCGCCATTAAGATATTTTTTTCCTTCTAGAAATGTACCTCTAATTTGATTTGAGTATTTATCGGGTAAGTTTTGCATTAAATTATAAACGTAATCCAAATCCGTATATAATCCTTTAAATAATAAATGATATTTTTTTCCAAATAGCCACAAATTATCATTAAAAATATATTTTGAGCCATGATAATTACTTACATATATTTTATCTTGTAGCAAACTATGTAAATCTGGCATAGGAGAAAAAATTCCTATATCAAATCTTGATATTAATAGCCAATCATATTCAATAGCAGATTCTTCTACTAACGTTAAAACTTTATTACACGAGTAATATCTAGAATTTAATGAGTTAAATACTTCATCGTGATTTCGCGAAATATTATAATTTCGATTAGGAATAAACGTCTTTGATGATTCGTATATAATTTGTTTAAACTTATACAAAGAATCTATTTTATTTATTAAATCAGTCTCTACTTTATAATTTTTAGGAGCCCAAGGCGCAGAATCATAATAAGTTCCCACCATTTCTTCTGACCACCATGTATGAGCGTATACGTCTACATCATACTTTGAAATAATTTCTCTATTTAAATGTTCGTAGCCTTGCAACCAATTTCTAGGTTGTCCTTGTAAACATAACGCAATATTCATTATCTTAAAAGATTAATAGGCATATTAATTTTTTTGTATTGTATGTTATTAATTAACAAATAATTCATCAAAACATTATGAGGATTAAATAAAGAATACCTCCTTAACTGTGATATATCGTAAATACTTTCAAGATTATTATAAATATCACAGTATATATTTATTAAATGAGAAGAGCCATACGCCAATATATCTGATATAGTTTCATACGAATATAATGTAGGAGTATATATTAAATTATCTACATTAAATATAAAATTATCAGTAAACACGACATCCGGTCGAGTCTTTAACACTATTTCATACGAAATTTGATGAGATTTTTCGTAATTATTTTTAAGCTCATTGCATAAAAACCATTTTCTATGTTGAGAAATTGTATTTACGGGATCATCATATATACCTTTATTAATAAAATATTTTGATCTATTTTCAATACTGTTTTTTACATCGGCCCAGTTTTCTATGATTATATCTTTAGGGTTATATTGCTCAATGATGCTATTTATATTAACAGAATCATCATTTATATAGTTATTGTTATTGGTTTTAGTGTTTAACTTATCCCATGTATGTATAAAAATATCTGGATTATAAATATCTATAATATATCTTTTAAAACTTGGGAAACAAGCTTCCCAAGTTCTCATATGTCCAGTTAAACATACTGCTACTTTCATAACCAATACTTAAATTTATAATCTTCATAACACTGTTGTCCGTATTCATCCATTTGTTTAAAGAATGCTATTGACAAATTAGTATTAACTTCATTTATAGTTGGACAAAAATGTTGAATAGGCTGATTCAAAGAATCTGCATTAAATTCTATTTCATTTAATATATTTAAGTCTTTGAAAATTTCGTCCCATACTTTTTCTCCAATTGTTGGCACTGTTCCCATTTGACTTACCCATTTTAAACCTTCAATTGTACGCATACTGCCAGAAATAATATTTGCTGACATTTTAGCATTCATTAAATAACGAACCTGAGCTTTTGCGTCAATACCCACTTCTTCCATACGGCCTGGTATTACACTGATATAATCAGGAAAATAAGAATAAGCATATAAGGCTGTACCTACATCCGCTACGCCTGTTACGTTTGTTTCAATAAATTCGTTAACAATTGGAATTACTTCAAGAGCATGCTTAAATGGCGGGAGTTTTAGTCCAAGCTTGGTATTGCCATCAGTGAATTGGTTAATGTATTTAGCAAATGAAATTATTTCCATTGAAGTCATAATCGATACTGGCGCTTGCACATATACTACGCCCTTATCATCTTCTCTCATATTGGATACCAATTCACATAATTTTGATAAATGCATTTCCCATTCATGAAGAGAAAAGAAATTAATTTTTTTAAAAGCATTGGGATTCGTAGTAATTCCTAACATATCTGTTGGATTAACGTTATATCGTATTTTTCCCCAAATATTTTTAATTGCTTCAATATTTGCTGTGTCAATAAAAAAGTTTACCATATTTTTAAATTTAAAGTGTTTGTAGTTTATTGTATATATCGTCCCAATTTTGTTGATACTTCAGAGCTTTATCATCAATATAAACATCAGCTAAAGGTTTACCTAGTATTAATTCATCATATTCAATGTCATACTTTTTAAACCATTCATAAAATATATGAGCTTGTTTAGCAGTTATTTGTCCTATGTTATTATTACATGTAAGCATATGACGTGAACTATATATTATTATATAGTGTCCTTCTGCTTTAAGTTTTCTTAATACCTCGATAGCTCCTGGCTTAGGTAAAACATCTAAATAATTTTGATGGGACAATCTAGTTTCGCATATTGTCCCATCCATATCAATGCATATTTTCATATTCTTTAATTACTTCGTTTAAAATTTGAATTCCCGTACAGTACATTATTTTCTGACGAGGCAAACTATCGTAATGTCTTGAACACATTCCAATAAAAATAAGTCCTTCTATTAATTTAGATTCTAAAGAATTAAATTCGGGATAGCTTTGAAATATTTTTTGTATATTTTTCCGATTATCATTTTCAAATGCAAACCAAAATCTATTATTTAATTCTTCCGTTAATTTAAATTTATCATATATAATGTATTCATAGCCTCCTTCAAATGAATGCCTTAGTTTTGCATAATCATATAACGGATCCCCCATTATTCCCAAATCTCCGAATCTTCCTCGGGGATCAACAAATTTTATAACATGAAGCTTTGTTTGTGGGTTAATTCCAAATAATATATTAGAGAAACAAAAGTCTCCATGTATAATGTTTAATTTATTTAAGTTTAATAGTTTTTCGTTAATTATATCTTTTATTTTTCCCCAGATAATTTCAAAATTTTTATATGGTAGTCCATTTATCCAAATTTCTTCGTAATTACATAAACGAGTAAAATCTTCAAAATTTTCTTTAAGCTCAAGAAAATATTTTTCAGTTTTCTCGATGTACATTGACTTTGCTAATGACGAATAATTATCATTTTGAGAATAAGATGAAAATGCATATAAACTATCACTTATTATGGCAATAATTTTTTGCCAAAATTCTATATTAAAAATCGATGATACCATTGCATTTCCAAGATTATCATATGCAAAATATTCAATTTGAAGTTCTTTTTCAATGTTGTGAATATCGCCTAAGACATATCTAGGAAAAAATAGTTTAACACGTTCGTAATTTTGTATTTTTTCATAATACAAAATTTCTTCTTTAAGTCTTTCTTCTTTACTAAACTTAGAAATCACTCCTCGTTTATTATCAACTATAAATTTATTATATGCTCGTGTTATATGCTGACTCATAAATTTCTTCTACTGATATTATTGTTAATCCATGCGTTAAAGCAAATCTGTCTAACTGTTCACCCTTGGCCATAGTGCCATCATCATTCATGATCTCTATAATAACGGCTATAGGCTCCATTTCAGCTAGCTTTATTAATTCAATCGAGGCTTCTGTATGGCCGCGACGTTCTTTTAATAAGCCATCCTTTGCTTTAAGTGGAAAAAGATGACCAGGGCGTGCTAAATCTTCAGGCTTTGAATTCTTATTTAGTATTGTATTAATTGTTTTTAATCTATCTGAGGCAGACATGCCGGTGGTAACTCCTTCAAGAGCATCTACTGATACTGTAAAAGGAGTTCCATTTCTATCTGTACTATTTTCGACCATTGGGTGCAAATTTAATCTATTTGCTGTTTCTGAACAGATAGGCACACACATTAAACCTCTCGCGTATTTCATTGAAAACACAAGATTATCAATTGTGATTTTTTCGGCAGCTATAACGATATCTCCTTCATTCTCACGATCATAATCATCTACAACAATAATGGGCTTACCGTTTTTAATATCTTCAATTGCATTCTTAATCTTATTTAATCTAACCATTCGCATATCTTTTTCATAGCGATTATAATTAAGAAGTACATCATTAATCTTTGCAGACATTTTCTTAAATTCTATCCATTCACGAACATTATCCAATTCGGCGGGTGTTCCCATCGATATCATATCAAATAATTGATAATTATAAATCTTTAAGCCATCCTGAATTGCTTCGTTAAATACCGGCCCAATATAAAATTCATTATTTGTACGAATATTTTTAGATATCATTTGTTCAGCATACTTAACAAAATCTTTTCCTCGTTTCCAATAAAACGCACCAGCTAATGCATGCGTAGATACAGGAACTTTTTCAACTAATTCTTGTATGAAATTGTCATTATCTATTTTTGCAAAACACCAATGAGTTGCTTTTGATTTATCTTCAAATGTAAATGCCATTCCGTCATAAGGACGTTTTATTGTTGCAACGAAATGTTCAACATCCCAAACGAAATAATTATCAGCATTAACAATAAGTAATTCTTCTTCGCTGTTAATAAGTTCTTTAGCTAATAACGCCGTAACAGCCTGTCCTTCAGTTGTTTTGTCAATTTCAATGATATTACATGCGTAATTGGTTGTTAACTTTTTTAAAATATTGGTGATGTTATATTTTTCGTTATCTTCCTTTTGAATTATAAAAATATAATTTCCTTTTATAGGAAGATTTTCCAAAACGCGTTGAATCATAGGCTTACCATCAACTTCAATTAGAGGTTTTGGAAGAGTATATCCTACCTCTTTAAATCTTTTGCCGCTTCCGGCCATCGGTATTAAAATATTCATAAGTGCAATTGTTATTTATTTTTGATTATTTCTATAAACCACTTTTCAAAGTTAGTAATATTATTAATATGTTTAGTTTTTTGTTCTTCGGTAAATATAGGTTCATTATATATTTTATAAAATAATGAATCATTAGTTTCCATGTCACGGATGTTTTTTATGGTCGGATCTGCACCAATTTTTCCAACATTAATAAATGCGTCTGAATTCCAGTCTTCTTTAATTTTAGGATCCCCCCAGTACAATGGAATGCTGCCCGCTAAAAATGCATCCATAAGTTTTTCTGTACAATAATATGGGTATGAGTTATTTTCAAACGCTATGCTATATTTGTGTCTATTATTTTTGAAAAAATTATATTTAGCATCTCTCCAATAGGTGCCTTGTGATTCTTTTTGTAAACTTAAGTCGTTAGTCATATATCTTCCATACGAAAATACTTTGCCCGGGCCCTGTTGTGATAATTGCCCAAAGAAACTATTTCTCATAAAATTGCCTGGGTTTGATACCGTAAAAGAACAAAACCTATCAAATTTTTCATGTTTAGGCTTTTTATCAAATACCAACGTCTGTAATTCTGGACGAAGTAGTAGATAGAATTGCCATAATGGTAATCTAAAATTTTTATCAGTATGTGGGTCAAAAGAAATTGAATAATCAGAACCAAATTGTTCTGGTCTCCAATTTTCTCCTAAGAAAAGAATTTTTTTGCATTTATATTTAGGAGTTTCTTGCATTCTTCCAAATATAGAATGAATAACAATATCTGGATTTATACGCGTAACCTGTACATCAAAATGTTTTTCAAGTATTGGTAAAAATATATTTTCATGTTCTATTTCAGGCCAAAAATCTACAAATGCTACTTTAAGAGTTTCCATTTTTATTTTATGGTTTTTCTATGACTAGGTTTTATCATTTAAAATTTTATAAAATCATTATGTTTAAATAAACCTTCACCGTGAGCTATTTTGAAATTTTGTCTTACCCACCAGTAAGATATTGCAGGCTCCAGATGTAAATCATCATTTGCAAATTGAGATACAGTATCAATGTAAAACTTAGTTTCATACATACATGGATTGTTTGTAAAATTGGCCCATCTACTAGATGCAATAAAATAACTATTTATCTTTTGAATTTTATCCGGAAAATCTATCTCAGGCGATTCTTTCCAATGAATACAATCTAATAAATGCGGGCTATATAATTGTGTAATTGGTTCATAGTGGTTTAATTCATTATTTTCATATACATTTTTAGAATATAAAGGATCTCCGGGATTTTTTCTATGACGGTATCGTACAGCTGATATTCCCGTTTTTAATAATTTAATTCCCAAGTTTAATCTATTAAATGTTACGTCTTCATTTTCTATAAGTTCCCAATCATGTTCTAAAGTAATAAAATAAGGCTGCGTAGATTTTTTTGCTAAATCAATAAATGCATTTCCTATGCCAACATTTTTATCGTATCCTATATACGATAATGAAAATGATTTAGCAAGTCCAATATCTTCTTTTGATATTTCCTGAAATGCTATATTCGCTTCAGACACAATATTAAATAACCCCAGTGATTTATACGAATTAAGTGTATTATTTAATATTTGGGGTGAATTCCAAGACAATATTCCGATTGATATGGGTAACTTTTTACTCATATAAATTTTATTTTAGATCTGCTATAACTTCTGGCAATTCACCCATAAAAACTTCACAATGAGTCCAAACCCATGGCCAAATAGGATGAAGATTTTTAGATTCTAAAGTCCAAGGCAACCAAACTTCATTATACCATTTATCACTATCAAAATCCATACTATGACCCCATGTTTTTATTTTTCTATAAAGCTGTTCGTCAGACAATACATATGATCCATGATAACAGATTACTTCTGGAAGCGTCATGTGATTACCACCATGTACGTTTCGTATATAATCATACTTATTTACTGTATGAAGATTGACAATTGTTTGGTTTGTTCCACCAATTTTTCCTTTATCATTGCTTATGATAATGTATTTAAATGATTTCCAAAATGCATAAAGATCAATAGCAAAAACGTCTACCTCAGGATTATCTTTTACAAGTTGGAGTATTTTTTCAAAATCTTTATGAAAGAAGAATTCATCTGCATCTTGAACCATTAAATAATCAAATCCATCTTCTTTTGCGCGTTGAAGACAATAGTTTCTTTCATCTGTATCACTCATCCAATCTCCTTCAATAATAGTAATTTTATCTATGTATTTTGATTGTTTAATGATATTAATATCAAATTTATTTTTATATGTAATTCTAGCACTTGGGTTATGTCCCCAGGGAAGTTCACTGTGCATTACATAGATATGATCTACATGTGAATATGCATTTTCAAGATTTCGCATAATCCATTGCCCTTGATCAAAGGTCATTACATAGGTTGCAAATTTCATATAGTTAACTTATTAATGTGTCATCAATTGACGAGTTTTCATATCCTTGGCCATATACTTCTTCCATTAACTCGATTAAATACTCTTGATCATTTTTGCTCAAGTTTGTATTAGTCAAAAAGAGATCTATTTTGTTTAAAAGACTTTTTGATAAATCTAAAAACAAAGATGATCTCTCAATAATTTGCTTATTAGACAATGTTTTCATAATTTAAAATCTTATCTTAGTCCATTTCTTTTCTTTTTTATCCCATTTTAACTGAAAATAAGGTGATACATCTGCAATAAATTCTTCTTCCGTATTCGTAGATACGTCTTGTGTTTTAATTTCTAAGGCTATTTTTTCTTTATTTATAGTCATTTTCATTTACACCTAACAAGAAAACTGATTTGATTTTTTCATAATTTTTATTTTCGCCCCTAATATTTGAACTTAAATTTTTTGAAGGAATGACAAGAGGCGGGCTTGCAATATAAAAATTGTACAACTTACTAGTCATCATTTCCCAAGAACCTCTATCGGCAATCATAGGACACTTGTCCATTAAGTCAATGTATCCTTCCATTGCTTTTCGATTTAAACCATACGCAATAAAACTCCAACTGGCAAAACCCTTTGTCCATCTTGGTTTAACTCTTATATTTTCAGGAAGTAAGCGATCCATAAAAGAATAAAGAAGAATACCATCTGCATCTTCTGGAATGCTATCTAAGTATTTTGGCAATAGTTCATTCCAATCTTTATGAAAAGCACAATCGTCTTCAAAAACAAAAATGTTATCGGCGCCTTCTAACAATGCAGTCTTAATAACATAGTAATGACTATGAAGAGTGCCGAATTCGTTGGGAAATGCTTTATTAAATCTTACGTAATTTCTTGATAAATCGTTGTATTTATCAGCGTATAAGTCTACGAAATGAGAAGCATAACCTAATATAACAGGGTGGAACCACTCAACATCAATACTATGTTGTTCAAATCTTTCAAGCATATATTCCCTTTTGTCAGGACGCTCTTTGAGATTTATGCAAACAACCTTATCGTATTTTTCGTTTATAAGACTCATTCAGATAATGGTTTTGTGTGTTCATGTTGAAGTACTTTCTCTTCAAGCCATCTATTTGCACGTTCATATAGGAGTACTTTCTCCTCGAGCCATCTCTCATAGCTTCTAAATCCTGAAAGCAAAGATTCTTTACCAGTGTCTTGTTTATAAGCTAATCTAGGGCCAATACAACTTACTTTATTTAGTAATTTAGAATAACGTTCTTCTAGCCATTTGACATAATCAGGCTTTAAATAACCATTATAATTACAGCCGCCCTGATTACCCGGAATGTTTACATTATATTTACCGAATGTGGGTGCACAACCTGTATCAAATCGATACTCAAGTCGTAAGTCTAAAGTTGTCATCATGTTTTAAAATAGTGATTTGGGTTTAACAATTTTTGCTTTTTCTACTTTTGCTATGTTCTCTATAAGGTCTGCATATATATAATTAATATCACAGTGATTCCGTGTTACTTCTAAGCTGCAATCTAAGTATTTTTTATGCAAAGCCTTGTTAGAATATATATCGTTTATTTTTTCAACAAGTTCTTTAACGTTTGATAAATCTTTTTTAAGAAATAGGCCATACGTGTCTAAGTCTATGTATTTCTTATCAGTTTGTTTTCCTTTTTCAAAAACCCAAGTATTTTCTGCCCAATGATAATCAAACATGGGAACACAACCAACACCAATAATTTCACACATGGCATATTCAATACTATTACCATAGGCATCTGCATTTAAGTGATAAAAATCTGCGCCAACTAAAGAAGAACTAAGAGTCTCCATTCCGTCTTCATATTCATAAGGACCCCAGATGTATATGTGTTTAAGGCTTCTGTCTTTATGATCAGCTGGCAATATGCCGTTTTCAATAGATTTTTTGTTAACTTCAATAATATCGTGCTTACGAATTTTTTTACCAATGTCATCATAAAATATGTGAAGAGCACCAAGAGATCTTTCAACGCCTTTCATTTCAAGATGAAGGTTATTTTCCTTGGCATACGGGAGAAATGCAAACAATCTCTCGGGCTGTTTAAATGTTGCAAATCTTCCAAGATACGTTATTTTCTTATAATGTTCTTTTTTTCGATATTGCACTAAATTATCAAAATTAAAACCATTAATTAACGGGATATAACGATCTCGAATATCTTCTCCAAAAAGCTGTACAAGTTTATTAAAGAATGGAGATGTGGCGCTAAAGCTTACAATTCCATCGCATAATTGGCAAATTTCAAAGAAATTAGCGTTTCTATGTATTGATGCTATTTTATGATCATTTTGAAAAATAATCTTTTTAGTTTTAAGATCTTTCATTATTTTTAGAAAACCGTCTTGAGCCCATTGTGAATGTTTAGTAGATGGAACTGAATGAATAAATACGTAATCAAACTTGTTCAAGACATCATCTGCAAATGTATCTATATTGTCTTTTGTAATATATTCATAATCGGGCATATTCTGGAATTTACCTCTTCCCCATTTTTTATCATCAACAACATAAACTTTAAAATCGATACCCGATTTTTTAAGATATGCAGCTAATTCAATTACATAACGTGTAATTCCAGCGCCTTCAACGCCTCGTCCTAATACTTGAGCAACTTTCATATAATTTATTTTTTATAGTTAAAATAGTTTTTTAACTTTTGGTTTTAACAGCTTCTTTTTTTCTCTTGGATTTTCTTTAAGAATATCATCTATATTTTCATGCACATAATTTTGCCCATTAAAATAATTATAACAATCTCTCATTAATGGAAATTTATTTGTAACACTAAAATGCACTAGCGGTTGTCTCGCAGGATATTCTTTCATTTTTGAAAAGTATTTCTCAATAATATCATGTGTTTTTATAGTGTTTAGTTTTTCTTTGATACCTCGTAAATGAGAATAAAAAGACAAATATATCTGTGATAATGTGTAATTTTCTAATCCTATTTTTGGGAATACAATATTTAAGAAGGGAGTATCAATGTAAAACACTTGTGCACTGGCATTTCTTGTTGATTTACTTTTTTCATTTAATTTTTGAATATACTCTCTATCATCATAAAGAATAGAAATGCATTCATCGAAATGTTTTGTAAAATGTTTTCGTAATTCAGGAATAGTATTTTTAGGAAAATAAAAATTTGTAGCACAAGCACTTAAAGTATAATCATCTCTATAGTTTTCATTTATCCAATTTTTTATTTTGGGCCATTCATTATAATATTCATGAATCTTCAAAAACATATCTTTTGCGTAAATTGCTTTTTCAGATTCAACAACTTTTTCAAATGAGTCATTAAAGAATAAAACATCATCGTCTGTAAAATAAAATGAATCATCTATAAGATTCTCTTTTAACAACATATTAAGAAAATATACCTTACTAAATGTTGTTAATGTTTCAAGATAATTTTTTCCATAATATTTCCTAAAATCATTTTTATCAAAAATTGTGGTAGTTTTGGGATCAATAATTTTACAAAATTCGCTAGAATCATCTTGATCTACATATAAGAATAAACGTTTATTGAGAAATTGATGATGCTTATGTGTATAAAACAGTTTAAAGATTTTAAAATTATGTGTGGTTACAACTGTAATCATACTATTCTTCTTTTGATAAATAATGTTTAAGTGCTTCTCTTGGTGTTGGTTTCCATTCTTCTGCTTCAATAAAAAAAGTAGTTTGTATGTCTCCAGTATCATCACCAAAGTCAGCATTTTGAAATCCTGATGTTACAACTGCCCAGTTTCCATTGTCATCATAAAGAAGATTGGGCGCATGTCCAAGTTTTGAAAGTTGCTCCATGATAAACTCAAATTCTAGATCATCTTGATGTTTATTAAGAAGGCGGATAATTTCTTCAGCAAGCGTATCAATTTCTAACATTAATTTATCAAACCTATCAATTTCATCATGATCTTCGGTTTCTTTAATTTGCGAAAACAGTTCATAACGAAGATTTTGCGTTTTTACAATGTAATCTTTGATTGATTGTTCCACGTTTTTAATTTTTTATTTGAATATAAACAAAATCTTTTATTTTATACTGCCAATTCTTGTTAAAGTTTTGTTAAATAACACACGAAAAGGGATTTTTCGTCCCTTTTCACAAATCATTTAATTTAAAGAATTTTGCCTTATATTTTATCCATTATAATCAAGACATGAATCGCTATTAATGTATTCAACTGCATCTTTTAATGTTGCGAATTCTTTATATTCATCGATTTCATAGTCTACATCATAGTCAAAATCCTCAATATTCCATTCATCTATGGTTAAATCTCCTCTTTCAATTTGTCGATTTTCTTCTCTTGAAAATTTTCCATTTCGTCTTTCGCCCTTTTGTTCAACTACGTATTTATCTGGAGCTTCTTTAATAAGAGTCACTCCAATGTTTAAATAGTCAAAGTTTCCTCCGTATCCTGACATAGGATGAATTACATTTCCATTCCAAAATACAATATTGTCGGTGTCTAAGTCAAATTCTCTAATGTCATCTAATCCGTAATCATTTTCATATAATTCGTCATTAAGTGATTGAAAAAGAGGTTCTTTATCGTTTTTTTCATTTTCACTAGTATCGTATTCATCATCGGGGCTATTCATCCATTCAATTGCATCATCAAAGTATTTTTTAATACTTTCAATACTTTCATTTGTTTTCATATATTGCTTAAGCAACTTAACTACTTCAGTATGTCCATTTTCACTTGCCCATAGTAAAGCCTCATCGTTATAAGCATGAACATCGGCACCAGCATCTAATAAAAGTTTGACTATTTCTACATAACCATTACCACTTGCCCATCGTAAAGCTCTATCATTAGAAAAATGTATATTTGCGCCTGCATTTATTAGCGATTTAACTGCTTTTGTGTGACCACGTCTACTTGCCTCTATTAGAGCCATATCTTTTTCTTCCTGAGACATGTTTTTAAAATCTTTTGCAGAATTTCTTGACATATTTGTTCTAATTGAGCTTTCTCCTAAAAATTTTCTGAATTTAGAATTTTTATTAGCTTCAATTTTTTTCTTTTCTGATTTCTCAACTTCTTTTCTTTCTTTATCTTTTTTGGCTTTATATTGAAGTATGATATTTTTCATTGCTGCTTTAAATGTATCGTTATAAAACTCATTAAAAGCATTTACAACATTATTTGAACCACATCTAAAGATCTCTTCTCTTTCATCGCCAGATATGTCATACACAACAAAGTATTTTTGGGGTTCTGTGAAAGACAGCGTTTCCTCGCTTGGCATATCTCCGGCTATAGGTTCTCCTATCGGTGACATTTCTTCATCAGGACTTTGTTCAGGATCATTTGTAGCATCTTTTTCCGGAGAATCATCTAAATCTAATCCAAGATCTTCTTCACCATCACCTTCAGCTTCAAGAACCTTTCCTTCAATGATTTCTTCTTCTGGCTCATCTGTTGCTCCCATACCGCCATCTATACTTCCATCTGAAAGTGTTTCAGCAGGCAATACTAGAACGCCTACAACAAAATCACTATCAAAAAGTTTATAAACATCTCCGGTTTCAGTAAATCCTTCTTTCTTTTGTTTATTTTCTTCCCAAAATTCTTTGTATTTAAGAATTTCTCCTTTTGCATTTTTCTTGAAATCCTCAAAATTCTTTTTGATTTTTTCTATAACTGCTAAACCATCTTGTTCTTTTTTCTTAAGATTGGCTTTTTCATCTTTTTCGAACATTTTGAAGAACTTGTAATCATAATATTGATTAAGTGATTCACGAACATGTTTCATAAGTGTATTTTTTATTTTATATATTCAAGCTTTTTTGTTTTAAATATATATAAAAAATAAAAATTATAGCTATGAAGTATAGTGAATATTTACAATTACGAGAAATGTTAGATAATGCTGATATTTCCTGGGAAGATTACAAGAAAAATCCTAAGTTATATGAAGGCGTACTTTCAACATTAGGAAGAGGCTTATTACAACTTGCCAAAAAAGGAATGCAAGCAGCAGTTTCTAAAGGCATTTCCGTTAAACATAAAGATGAATTAAATAATACAGCAGAAAAAATACGAGCTTGGATTCTTAAAGAAGTTGAAATTGCGTCCACAGATGAAAAACACCCTTTATATAAAACTATTCAAAGAAAAAATGAAGCTAAGAAAATTGCTGGAGGTCAAGGAGAAAATGCAAGACAGGCTAAAAGAATAGTTCAATCAACTGATAGAGAAATAGCACAATTTATTCGAAAAAAAGTTAACTTACAAGTTAAAAATATTGAGAAAAAAATTGACAAAAACAAAGTTTTAACAGATAAAGATAAAGAAGCTTTAGGAGAATATTGGGATGATTTATCTATTAACTTGGAATTAGCTGTTTCTCAGGCTTTACATGATGCTGACATTATAGAAGAAGAAACTATGGAAGATTGGTTAAAGAAAATACGGGGTGAAGAACCCATGAGAAGAGATAGAAAAACGAGAAAAGGAACCAGCACATCAACTCAAAAGACTAAAGATACCGCAGTTACTCCTGAAAAAGAGCCTTTAATAAAAAATAATTAATTTATTATATGAGTAAGAATGCTGAAATACATATCAAAAAATATTATTTAGTAGCAAAAAATTTATATCCTTCAATAGTTGACGAATTTTATGAAATTGAAGAAGGTAAGAAACTTAACGTAGTTCAGCTAGAAAGATTTAATGAAAAAATTAAAAGGGCGCTTGCGTTATTAAAACAAATAGATACTTCAGCAATTGGCGCAGTTATCAGTAGCAATAAACAAAAAGAAATAATAGAAGACAACATTGCTTATATGTATGAAGAAATTCTAAACATAAAAAAACGTTTAGAGGTTGATGAATATGTTGAAAATTTGTGGGTTCCTGTTAGACGATATATAAAACAAATGAAAGAAGACCCAAGTAATTATAAGAAATGGGCAAAAGACGAAGAACAACTTACGGGTAAATTCATTGGCATGATAACAAATCCCGATAATTTTGATATGTATAAAAATCATATTAAACGTATGGCTTTAGGAACTATGAATCTCAAAGAATTTAAAAAAATATTTAATGCCGCAAAACATAAAATGATTCCTTTGCCGGAATATACATTCGAATCATTTAGAGAATATAAAAAATATAAGAAGCTTTAAGACAATGAAACATAAAATTAAATCACTTAGTGAATATTTAAGAGAAGAATTCTATAATCCTTTTGATGAAGACAATCCTGTTGAAACTAAGCCTTCTCATATTGCTGATAGGGGAGGTTTGCTAAGACTTCGCAAAGAAGTGTTCAATATTAATCGAGTCGAATATTCTAAAAAACAAAATGGCTCATATCTTGTATTAGCTAGAACACAATTTGCAAAAGGTGAAATAGTTGAAATATCTCCGGTTATTTTTGTTGGTCCTGAAACTAAAGCTGTTCCAAGACTTAAAGACTATATCTTTGAAATAGATAAGCTAAAACAAATATATGGCGTTGTTCTTGGCTATGGCTCTCTTTACACACATAGTGAAAACCCAAATATAACTTTTGCATATAATTCTAAAAACCGCCAAATGTACTTTATTGCGGCAAGAACTATAAATGCTGGAGAAGAGTTAACAATTAATTACGGAAAAGATTACTGGAATGAACGTTCAGGATTTGGAGCTATGGCACAACAGCAGCCAGTTCAATCCGATGAGGTTGTCGTTAAAGGAGAATCGAACGAAAGTTCAGTTCAACCAAACTCTGAAAATATCACAAACATGAGTATAACTAAACAATTTGCTCAACCAAATAACAAAGCAAATCCTGTTGTGTCTGGAGTAGCATTGAAAACTGTAGGGCAACAATAAAATTAAAATTAAAGGCATAAAAATTATAAATGAATTTTACGAAAATTGTCTCAATGACTTTTTCTCTTTTGAAAAAAACAGGAGAAGCACAAGCTAACAATCTTGTAGAATTTGAAAAGAAAAAAAGTGTTAAATTTATTTTGCCACAAGGTTTTCCGCGAACCGAGGAATATATTGAGGCTATGTGTGCAGATATGTATAAAGATTTAATGCAGGATTCACCAGAAGGCATAGATTCACTTGGACTATGGATTGAAATGGATTCCATTACTTTAAGTAATTCAATTCTCCTAAGCACTCTGGAGGCCATCCACGAATATTCTCTGGATAAAGATATTAATGTTGCTTACGAATTTTTCAAAATGACATATGTTGAAGATTAATGATCAAGACGGGCCTTATGTTTGATCACTCGAAGATGATTTGTAGTTTAATGAAAAAACAATAAGTCCAACTGCTTATTATGCGGGTTAAAGTCTCGCTAAGTCATCTTCATTTTTCTGACATAAATATATATAAAAAATGATATATTAGAATGAAAAAACTTGTTAACGAATCTCTTTATGATTTTCTTAATGAAGAAGTTCTTAAAAAAGAAAAAGAAGTAGGAATAACAGCTGAAGACGTAGATCCTAAGGAATTTCTTGTAGGTATTGAAGTTGAAAAAGAACATTCTTCAGATTTAGCAGTGGTTAAAACAATTGCTCTTCAACACCTTGCAGAAAACCCAAAATATTACAGCGAAGGAATGAAAAAAGGAATGTTTGACGAACCTTCTGCGATTAACCTTTATAAAAAATACTTCATAAATAAAGAAGAAATTTAACATGAAAAAAATAGCACGCATTTTTTTTCTCTTTATTATTTCTATTATTGTATCTTTTTGGTCATGCGATACAATGTCATACGTTTCCCAAAAGAATGATTATGTTTCAAATAATACAGTTACAATAGATATTTTATACTCATATTCAGCATTAAAGAAAAACATTGATACGAATAATACTACAAACGTTCAAGATATCACCGTCCAAAAATTGATAAAACCGATCGAAATTGATACAACATTTAAACAAAGTAACACTCAACAGGCGATCATGACAAAACAGGATAACATTAAAACACCCGAAGAAAAATCCTTTATAGTTATTTTCAACAAATAAATATTCATTTAGCATTCTTTAAGAGTGCTTCTTTCTTAAAACTTTTATATCTTTAATTACTATAATTTAAAGATATAGTTGTTATTTATGAGATACATTGCACACATTCCTTTAGCAGGCGGTTTTGCGTTAGGTAATATGAATATAATAGGTCAACCGCCGGTAGCTATAACTTCATATTCACCCTTTGAATCTAACGATTTACTTTATCGAAGATATCTCAAGAAAAAAGGATATGATGTCCCTTATTACGTATTAGATAAATTAACAGATATTGAAAAACAAGAACTCTCAAAATTATTTGGAACAATTGATTTTAGTTCGTCGGTTCCTCCGTGTTCAGGACTATCGCAAGCCGCTCAACGAAAAAAGGGAACTCGTGGAACTGCCGCACCAAATGATTGGATGTATGAATCTGCTCGTTTTTTAATAGGCGATATAGGTGTAACAGTTTATGCCTTTGAAAACGCACCCGGTCTTTTTACAGGTTCAGGTGATTTAGTACGGGAAAAACTCATAGAAATAGGAAAAGAATTCGGATACTCGATAACTTTTTATAAAACCAATACACTTAAGCATGGAATTCCTCAATATAGACCAAGAACATACGGAATATTTTATAAAGGAGAAAATGCACCTATTTTAGAAACATATAATAGACCTTATCTTAATTCTTTGGAATATCTCAAGTTAATTCCCAAAGATACTAAACATCAAGACGAATATGTCCATGATGAATGGGATATAACAAAATGGGAAATAACAAAATATCTTAAACAGCTATTAGGAGAAAACTGGAGACAAGAAATGGTTAATTTTCGTCCTCATATAACATCATATGATTATTTAGGTCGAAAAAATCTTCTTAATGATTTTCTTGAATTTCAACAATCACTACCCGATAAATCCGATATAGTGACAAAAAACATAAAGCATATTATTAAAAATGCTTCTGAGGGGCGTAATGCTCGAATTAATTATCGGGTTCTTGGACTTGATAAAGAATACATATATGCTGTTATAGGTGAAATGATGTGTAGACAAGTGCATCCTTCTGAGGATAGACTCATGAATATAAGAGAACATATGCATATGATGGGATTGCCCCATGATTATGACTTAGAAAGCCCTAAAGAATATGTTAAAATAACCCAAAATGTTCCCGTTAAAACTTGTGAAGACATTACAACTGAAATAGTAGAAATTATAAGAGGCAATCGTAGATTATCTCCTTATTCTGTTCTTATGCAAGACAATACAAAGGAAGTTGAAATTAAAAAGGTTAAATCTTTATTTTAAAGAAAACAAACGCCAAACATGTTTATAAAATATAAAATAAAAGTATGAAATTACTTATAATAGAGGGCGGAGATCAACTAGGAAAATCATCATTGATTAAAGGTTTATGTGAACATTTTAACTATGATAATGTAACTATAAGACATTTTGGAAAACCACCTAAAGACTTAACATCTCAAAAGGCATTGTCTTTTCAAATAGAATGCTTTCACGAAGAAATTGATTTATATAAAGCATTTAGAAGAAAAAGTTGGTCAAAACATAACTATTTTCCAAATAAACTGATATGGAATAGATCTCATCTTGGAGAATATGTTTATGGACAAATGTTTAGAGGTGTTAAAAAAGAAATATTATTACATGTTTTAGAAAATTTCGAAAGACATGCATTACATTGTTTAATTAATAACGATATCTATCTTATAACCCTTACAGCAGATCCAGAATTTTTTCATAGCAAAGAAGATGGAAATTCTTTTTCAAATAACATAGAAGATAAAACTAAAGAACTTGAACTTTTTAAAGAAATTCATAATTTTAGTTTAATACGTAATAAATGTTTAATAAAAGTTGATGATCAATTTGGAGAATTTAGGCCTAAAGAGGCTATATTAAATGAAGTAATTTATTTCATAAATGAATAAAATCTACAAAAAATTGTAACATACACATAAATTTTAATTATTATGATACCTAAAATTATTCTTTCAATCGTACTAACAATAATTTATATTGTAGCTTCTTATTTTACTGGAAACTATTTTCTGGCTAGTGTACATGACACAAAAATAGATAAATTTTGTAATGCAATATCAATGGGGCTGATTTTTATAATGTTACTTGTAATAGTAGGCTCAATCGGGTATGGATTTTATCTTTTGGTCAATTTTATATTTTAATGTATCGCAACGTTTAATTAAAAAAATAAAATAATGTACGAAAATGAAAGGTAGCAAAAATCTCCTAAGAGTATCCCCTAAAGAATACGCAAGGGCAAGAAATTCTGCAAGAATTGTGCTTAAAAAATCAAAGCTAAAACCTATCATGTTTAAAAACTTAAAATGAAACGATATTTCAATACAGAAGAAAAGGCATTAGAACATTTAGAATATAGACGTTCATGTGCTTATTCTCGTATTGAAAAACGTGGTGATAAAATTCTTGGAGATGCTTCCTTTGTGTATAAAAATAAATCGGGAAAATGGGTCGTATTTATTCAAATTTTAACAGAAAGTATGATGAAAGATATTGAAGAAATACAAACTTCGTTTGATCCAATTTGTCTTATTCCTCTTTCTCCTGCAGAAAAATATCTAAAAAGAGAAAAGAAATTACATAAAATAAAAAAGAAGTATAAAACTCTTGATGTCGAAAAGTATACAAAATTAAAAAGTCATGACTAACGAGAAACAAAATGACTACGTGAAATTAATTGATTCATTAACTTCTGCATTTAAGTTAAGGGAAATCTCATGGGAAAGTTATATATCATCTCTTGAAATTATAATCAAAAGCATTAAAAAACAAAATGAAAATTTATAAAGGAACATACATTGCACATATTTATAGAGATATTCTAAATGATCTTTTAAATAATCCTGAGTATATCTCAAATCCTCGAGACATGGAGGTTAGAGAAATTATTAACTGCATAATTGAAGTACAAAAACCAAATATGAATATGTATCATAATGAGATAAGAGGATCTCAACAACGATACATTGGGGCAGAATTACTTTGGTATTTTAGTGGATCAGATAAGGCGTCTTTTATCGAAAAATATGCATCAATGTGGAAATCACTTAAAGATGAAACTGATCATGTTAATTCAGCATACGGATATCTTTTATTTAACGAAAAAAATGAATATGGATTGACTCAATACGAATGGGTAATTAAAAGTCTTATTCAAGATAAAGATAGTCGTCAAGCAATTATGCATTTTAATAAACCGTATCATCAGTATCTTGGCAATAAAGATCAGGTTTGTACTTTAACTTCATTATTTCATATAAGAAATGACAAACTTCATATGACTTTAAATATGAGAAGTAACGATGTTATTCTTGGATTCATGACAGATTTTACATTTTTTAATATTCTTCATCAACAGGCATTTATTCATCTTAAGAAATATTATCCTAACTTGGAAATGGGTTCATATACTCATACATCACATTCGATGCATTTATATGAAAAGCATTATAAAAAAGTCGAAGAAATGTTAAAACATGATTTTATTCGCGATGGAACGCCGCCGTTGTTTACGTCTATTATTGATGAAAATGGCTCATATTTAAAAAAATATAATAATATTTTTAATCCCATAATTAATGGTAACAATCCTGAACAAGTAATTACAGACAATAACATTATAAATTGGTCACTTAAACAAATAAAATAACATTAAAAACTAAAACACAAATTATTAATATAAAAACAAAAACAATTATGAAAAAAGATTTATGCGAACTTATAGTTATCCTTGACGAATCGGGATCTATGTGTAATGTAAAAAACGATACGATAGGAGGTTTTAATACTTTTCTTGAGACGCATCAAAAACTTCCGGGTGAAGCTCTTTTAACGCTTATAAAGTTTGACTCTGAGTATGATATTGTTCATAATGGAGTCGATGTTCGTTCTGTTGAGCCGTTAAATAAAGATACTTATACTCCTGGTGGAATGACAGCATTACTTGATGCAGTTGGACGGGCCATTGATGAAGTAGGAAAAAGATATGATAGCGCAAAAGAAGAAGAAAAACCGGGCAAAGTAATATTTCTTATTACTACAGATGGCGAAGAAAATAGTTCAAAGGAATATAAACTTGAAGCCGTTAAAGAAAAAATACAAAGACGCCAAACAGAAAATGAATGGGAATTTATATTTATGGGAGCTAATCAGGATGCGTGGCGAACCGGCGGAAGTATGGGAATTGCAAGTAATGTGAATTATGTTGTAGATGATATATCTAAAACAATGAAAGGCGCAGCTTATTATTCTTCAAATTTTCGTTTGTGCCGTAACAAAGTTTCTTTAGATAATTTCAATCTTTCTGAAGAAGAACTTGACAAAGAATTGGATAAAATAACTAAGAATGCAGATAAAACAGAAACTGACAATGTATAAGTAAAACTATGAAACTTGATTGGACACATAGGGGGGTACGAATAGAAGACATTCGAAAACTTAATAAATTATACGTGATAAGTGTAGTATCAGAAGACGTGAAATCAGGAATGCCGTTATCCCCCCTATTTGTTAAAGGAACAATATTTGAAGAGAGACTTAAGGCATACTATTTATGCGAAATAGATAAAATTTCTAGAAACGATATCTTAAACGTAAAGTGGAACATGTATATAACGCAAGGCTATTATATTAAAATTAACGATAAAGGAGAAGCAGAAAAATATAGACAAAGCCCCGAAAAATGGTATATAAGTTATCTTGAAATAGAAGGAACTCTTGGAGAATTTTGTTCAGTATATAGTGGTGTAAAAGAAACAAACAAATAAAATAACATGGAAAAATTAAACATGAAAGGAGCACCTCGGGTAAATATAACACCTGAAATGATGAAAAATTTTAAAACTGTTACATGCGAATGCGGTGGAATGGTATTAGAAACAGCAATAATCTTAAAGAAAATATCTGCAATAATTTCTCCAACAGGAAAAGAAGAACTTTATCCATTAGAAGTATTAGTATGCAAAAAATGCGGTAAGGTTCCATCGGAAATAAACATAGATGATATGCTTCCGGATGAAATAGTCGCAAAAAAGAATTTAATACAAACTAAATAAAATTAATTAATTATGGACCAATATTATAGAGTAACGATTAGAACCTCATATGAGGACAAAAAAGGAAATTTAAAATATAAAAAAGAAAGTTACATTGTATATGCAATGTCTCCCACTGATGTAGAAACAAAGATGGCTGAACATCTTGGAGTAACTGATTATGAAATAATGGGAATAAATGTTTTAAACATAGTAGACGTAATTAAGTAGGTATATTCTAAATTTATAAAATGTGCTCTGGTGATATATAAAATAAATAATATGTCATTATGAGCACATTTAATTCAAAGAAATTCAGATTTGCAGAAACATTTACAAATACGAATGGAAAAACAAGTGGTTCAGGATTTATTGGCGTTATACTTGGATTAGTTGCAGCTATATCTTTTTTGGCTGCAATGGTTGGATATTTTTTAGAAATTCCCAATACAATAGATGTAATGGATCAAATGCTTAAACTTATTACTGCTTCAGCATTGTTATTAGGTGTTAGAAAAGTTACTCCAATGATAGGTAAGAAAAATGGACATGATATAGATAATGGACATCATGATAATCATGATCCCTATAATGAAATTGATCCCAATGATGAGCAGATAGTAGATTACTCTAAAAAAGGATAAAATGCCACACAATTTTGACTTTAAAGAGCTTGAAAATGTTAAGACAATTGAAGTTAATCCTGAAGGATGGATTTCCCCTTTATACGTAGAATATGGGATTGGAGAAGATCATAGCTTTGGTGCATTTTCATATTACTGGAGAGTTAAAGGAACTAAGCATACATTCGTTATCCCTGTTATACGTATGGATTTTTTAAGTGGAGGTGATTATAAAAAGCACTTTGAGTATGTCTTGGAAGGTTTTAGAGAAGATTATATTTCGTGGAAAGAAGAAGGATTCACTACCGAATGGTCCAAAGAATATCGTGATCAATACTCAGGATTCATCATTATATAACGTTAATATAAAAAATATAAAATCAGTAACAATAAAAATTAAAAAAGATGAATGAACAAAGATATTTCCAATGGATTGCCGGAGATCGTAGAGGCGAAATTCTGCTTTTAGATAATATCGTAGAAGAGGATGGAATAGTATATCTTTCATTTAAAGATGATTCTCGTATAAACGAAGAATTTGTGGCGCAATTAAATCAACGAGATCTGACAAATAAATTAATGGCTGAAATAGATAGTCCTCAAAATTGCTGGAAATTTAATGAAAAAGTTTCTCATGAAGATAAGCCTCGAATAGAAAAAGATGATAAGACAGGAATATGTTATGAAATACCTT